CATTCAGACGCCGGAATGGATTTGTTCTATTGTCCGAATGGTGAACGTAACTATATCATATCAGAAGAAGGATTAGCGATTGATCCACGTGATTCAAAAGTTATCCCAACAGGCATTAAAGTAGAGGTCCCTTATGGACATATGCTTGAAATTAAAAATAAGTCCGGCATTGCCTCAAAACGTATGCTAATTACTGGTGCGTGTGTTGTAGATCCCGGCTATAATGGCGAACTGTTTGTTAATCTTCATAATATTGGATTAAACACTCAATATATTAAACCAGGAGATAAAATAGCGCAGGCAGTATTAATTCCTATTATACATTGTCGAGTAGAAGAAGTGATAGACGATAATCTCAATGAAGGCACTCTTCGCGGTGAAGGCGGCTTTGGCAGCACAGGAACTAAATAAAGGAGAAACAACATGAGCTTTAAATATATATTAAGACAAGGTGATAAAGGCCAAGAGGTCGCGAGACTTCAAGCAAAAGTAGGCGCCAGAGTAGATGGCGACTACGGCCCCAATACCAAATTTCAGGTAGAGAACTATCAAGAAAAACATCGGGAACTGGAAATAGATGGTATAGCTGGACCACAAACTCTTGGCCTGCTGGGAATTGAAGTGCTCCCCGGTATTGATCTTTCAAGCTGGAACGGCACAATAGACTTTAAAAAGGTTGCTGATGCTGGAGTAAAGTATGCTTGGATTAAAGTGTCCGAAGGCACAACTCATGTTAATCCAAAACACGAAAAGAAATTTGAAGACGCCAGAAAAGAAGATATTATAGTTGGTGCTTATCATTTTGGCCGACCTGATACTTCTCCGAATGACCCTAATGACTGGGAAAAGGAAGCAGACAACTTTTTAAAGCGACTTGATAAGGTTGGACTAGAGTGCGGAGATCTCATTCCAGTATTAGATGTCGAGAAAGGTATGAAGACTGACGACAACCATAATGTAGAGTGGTGTCTAAAGTGGCTTGATAAGGTAGGGCGCGAAACTAAAACACGCCCTGTTATTTATACAGCTCGTTGGGCTTGGCAGCTTTATATTATGAAGGCCAACGAAGATGAACAAAACAAACTAGCTTCATATCCAGTATGGCTAGCAAGTTATAATGGCGGCATAGAACCAAAGCGCAAAACAGGTCTTTGGGATAAGTGGGATATTTGGCAATGGACAGGCTCTGGGAAAGTCCCAGGAATCAAAGGCAAGTGCGACCAAAACTGGATGGCCGGTGGCCAATTAGAAAAATTGAGGGTTCCGTGAGCTTTAAAAGAAAATTAAGAAGAGCACAAGCAACTAAAGGTAAAAAGAACGCAGAAAAGGCATTAGCAGAAAAAGTGGCCCTTTTTGGTCATTTAGGTGATAAATGCTTGACTTGTGAAAAACCTTTTGATAGACTTAATAGAGAACAGGTTATGACTTGGAATGTAGTCGTGACGCAGAACAAAGAAGCGGTGCGGCTTTATTGCCCAACGTGTTGGAACAAAGCAGTTAAATTGATTAAAGAAACAAAAGAAGAATTATTAAACAAAAAAAAGGAGAAATAATGAAATTCTATCCAAAGTCGCGAAAAGGATTTGTGATTAATTATGATTTGGCTGAGCAGCTAAATTTTTTAGACGAGTATGTTTTGTGGGAAGAAGAGTATAATGAACTTCCGCTTATGGAAGTTATCGAAGAAAAGCTTGGAGTGGAGCCAACTGGCGTACAACATTTTGAATATGAGCGCGGAGGTTACATTCAAGGACTTCAAGGCTTTGATTATGATACATCTTATATCTTATTTGATCAAGATTCAGAACAAATCTATCCTGAAGAATGGGAAACCTTAATTAACACTCTGGAAGATAATGATGTAAACGTTGTTCACGGCAGTTGGGCAGAGTTGGGGTAAATGTCGGAAGACCAAGTAAATCGTCCAAATCACTACAATATCAACTGGAAAGGCGAGCAAACCATTGAGACGTATACATATATTCGTTCTTGGAAAATGGACTACCCCGAAAGTAATATTATTAAATACGTCACAAGACACCCTTATAAAGGACAGTCTCTCAAAGATTTAAAGAAAGCACGTTGGTACTTAAACAAACTTATTGAAGAGGTGGAAAATGAAACCAAAATTAGTTAGAAATAAAATACCACAGATTATCACAAACGCAGGAAAGAAATGTAAATGGCATTATGCCGACAGTTATCTTTTTAGTCCAGGCAGCAAGTTAGGCAAATATTTATATGATAAAATGCAAGAAGAACTTGATGAGTTTATGGAAGATCCGTGCGTCGAAGAAGCAGCTGATATGTTTGAAGTACTTAATGCCATAATCGAGACTTATGGCGCCGCTCATCAAGCCGAAGAAGGCGGCTATAGCCCTTTCAGTTATCAAGATGTTGTGGATTGCGCTAAAAACAAACGCGAAGAACGCGGAAGTTTTGATGTAGGAATTATTTTAGAAGAGGTTTGTGAATGAAACAAGCTCTAACTTATGACGACGTATTATTAGTGCCGCAATATTCAGATATTAAAAGCAGAAAAGAAGTAAACATTGGTAATGATTTAGATAAGCGTTGGCGTTTAGAAATGCCTATAATCTCTTCGCCAATGGACACTGTAACCGAAAGTGATATGTGCATTGCAATGTACAAAGCCGGCGGCCTAGGTATCATTCATCGCTATAATACAGTAAAAGAGCAATGCGATTTAGTTCGTAAATGTAATTGGGGCGGCGCAGCTGTTGGAGTTACAGGAGACTATCTTAAGCGCGCAGTCAACTTGTTTGAGGCGGGTGTTAATGTTCTTTGTATCGATGTCGCACACGGCCATCACATTTTGATGAAAGACGCTATTACAGCCATCAAAGAAGAGTTAGGTGACATGGTGCATATTATGGCCGGCAATGTCGCAACTCTTCAAGGCTTCAACGATTTGTCAGATTGGGGCGCAGATAGTATACGTTGTAATATTGGCGGCGGCAGTATATGTTCGACAAGAATTCAAACCGGTCATGGCTTACCAGGCCTTCAAACAATCATAGACTGCGCTCAAAGCGATAGAGATACCAAAATCATTGCTGACGGAGGTATTAGATCCAGCGGCGATATTGTTAAAGCTTTGGCTGCTGGAGCAGATTTTGTTATGCTTGGTTCTATGCTGGCTGGAACAGCTGAATCGCCTGGAGAAAAAGTAGCCACTATGGCTGGCTCAAAAAAGAAATATCGCGGAATGGCCAGCAAAGACGCACAAATGGATTGGCGTGGTAAATATAGTTCAGATGAAGGAGTAAGCACGTTAGTCGATTTTAAAGGACCAGTTAACTTAATATTAAATGATTTGGCTAACGGTATTAAATCTGGTCTGTCTTATTCTGGTTGCCGCACAATTGCCGAGCTTCAATCAAAGGCACATTTTGTGCGACAAACAAACGCTGGTTTGGGCGAAAGCCATACTCATATTTTATCAAGATGAGAAAAAGAAATCCACCACCAGCAGATGCAAAATATATCCAGGTTCCAAGCTTGGAAAGCTTAGATGCTAATTTAAGAATTAAGCTTAGATTTGACGACATAACTAAGTTTTGGTTTTTTAACGAATACATCAAAGCCTATCTTACTGATGATCCAGACTTGGCGCCATTCATTGCGAAAATAAAAGAAAGCAGTATGTTGTCACGCAAATTTCGTTTAAAGAAGCATAAAGAAATTAAAAAGAAAGAGCAAGATATAATTAATCGTTTTGGATTAAACCAAGACGAGATAGAAAATATATTTGATATAATTGAAAGGGAAAAAGGTGATATATGAAATGTGCAGAAGTATGTGATAAGAACAAAAGTCCTTGTGAGCAAAAGGATTGCAGGATGTGGATAAATTATGATGATGATCTAAATTGTGTCGACATCGCAGTTAAGAAAAATGGCCCAATGGGCTTGAAACAAATAGGGGCTAGATTGGGCATATCTTACGTCCGCGTTACTCAAATAGAAAAAGAAGTATTAAGGAAGATAAAAAAAACTAACTTTAGCAAAAATGATACTATTTATAGCATTGAATAAA